TTTTACCACTAACACATCCAATGTTTTTAGTTACCGAAGATAAAACTGCTGTGCTATCTAAGTTTGATAATTGATAAATACTATTTTTACAAAATACAATTAGTTTATTACGAAAAGATTTTATACCAACTATCTGGTCTCCAACATCTACAGTTCCTGCTGAAGCTCCTGTAAAATTTTCTGGTGTTAGTCTTGTGCTATATGCAACTTGTTGAGGATTACTTGATTGTCCTGCAACAATTAATCTTTCACCAAATATAGTTACTAGCGATGGGTCTGTAGGAGCTGACCTATTTAATTCTTTAAAAGAAAAAGTATGTACTCCTGCATCTGTAATTTCTATTACTAATTCAGCAATTTTATTTTCACCATCTGCTATGTAAAGTTTACCGTATTGTTTATTACTTTCGTATACCGTAAACTCACAAAGACTTTGAGAACCTCTTGATACTGCACTTGCACTATTTAATTGTGAAATAGTAGCACCATTTTTCTTTATTGTTTGACTAGATGCACTTGATGCAAAGTTCCCATCTGCTGTCATTGAAGTGTCAGTAGCAATACTTAATACTAAAAATTGTTCACCATTAATTAGTATATCATCACCAACTGCAAACTCTGTTGTAAAAGCTGTACCACTTCCTGTTATTGTTGCAGAACCTGAAGTAACTGCAACTGTTCCTGTTTTAGTTTGATACGTATCTTTATTTACTTGTGTCCAACTATTACCATCAGCACTATAAAATATATTACTAGAAGCACAAGCTACGACACCTTTTGCGTATCTAAATATTCCTTCTAATTGATTACTACCACTAACTTGCGAACTTCCAAACTTTGAAAAACCACTTATTCTTCTGTAACCACCGTGTATAGAAGATTCAAAGTTATTTAATCTTTGTGCCACTCCTGGTGTTCTAAATAACAAGGATGTGCTAGATACTAAATCTAAGCCGCCCTCACAGTTTATCGAAATACCTTGTTCTGCCATACCTTAAAAAATTTTTTAATTACTTCTTTTTTATTTACCTTTATCCAACTTGGTGGTAATTTTACGTGTATCTTTTTTTTATTAGACATATACACTTCTTCTATCATCCATTACAACTGGGAATGGTTCTAGAAGTTGTTCTCTCATTGTCCTTAATCCTTTTTGAAACTCTACTTCAGATAATTGTGCTTGTGACATATTATCTTTAAATTGATGTACATAATATCTAGCTCTTGCTAGTAAAACTGATGTATACTGTTTTGGGAATACAACAGTATCAGTTGATGCAGTTAACTCTGTAGGTTGTGCATAAGCATAAAAATATATTTTATATACACCGTCTGGTATCGGAGAAAAACCTATCTTATCATTTGCAGGTCCTCTTATAACTCTTCTTGGTATTCCATAAGATTGAGTATCACTTTTATCTTTTGCTTCTTGTACTCCGTATAGTCTTTGCCAGTTTGATAATGATAAAGGTTGTAATTTAAATACTTCAAAAGGAGCTGTCTTACCTGATACTCCTTCTTCAGTTAAAACTATATTATCATAATCTATAAAACTATATTGATTTAAAAGTGTTTGTGCTGATTGTAAATCATACCATCTTGTTCCTGCAACTGTTTCTATAACTGCATTACCATAGTAATCATTAAGTGGGTCTCCTACAGATAAAAAGTTCCACTTATCTTCTGCATTACAGATATCAAAGTAAGCTCTGTTTATAGTGTCTTTAACAAATTTTTGTATACCTAGAGCACTTGTAAAAGTTGTAGAAGTTAACTCAACTTCATTAAGTTCTCTTAATATAGTATTGCATAAATCTAAGTACGTTCTAAACGGAGCAGCCATTTAAATTCCTTTTATGCTAAATTAAGTTTTAATTTACTAGTAGGCATGTCAGGATATATACTAGTATCTCCTTTTGTACCCATTTCACTTTTATCACAATCTCTTCGTAAATCTACTTTACCATATTGTTTTGGATATTTATCTTTTCCATGGTCAACAGAATTTACATTACCACCTTCCATAACTGATGGTTGGTGTCTTGTAATAACATCTTCGTAATTAAGACCGTTTTTAACTTTTCCCATAATATTGTCCTTTTTATAAAAAAGCAGGGATGAACTTAATCACCCCTGCAATTATTTTTAGTCTATAGTGTAGATAGCTTTTACGATAGCATCATCTCTAAGAACTTGTCTTCCATAAACATGTAGACCTCTTACGATATCACCGAAAGTATCAGTGTCTCTTAAAGTCTCAATGTTAAGGATAGATTGAGCAGTTGCTGTAGAGCTAATGTGGCCACCTAAGCATTGTCCAGTTGCGTTTGTAGTAGCTGGAACGTTAGAAGATTTGTACATAGAAAATCCTCTAATTTGACCAGAAGCTACTAATCCGTTTCTTACACCGCCGTCACCTTGGTTAAAGTCAGATGACATTAGTTTTGAATCGGTATCCGCTAGTTCTTCATAGAACTCTGGTTTTGCAACAAACCATCTTCCTTCTTCAGGAACTTGTGAGTCATCTAAAAGTCTAGCCATTCTAGCCATGATTTTTAGAGGGCTTAGTTCTGAACTTCCGTTACCCATATCAATAGGGTCGCCTGAAGTGAAGTTAGCGATTGCTGAACCAGTACCGTCACCACCTAATTGGTGGTCTGGAGTTGAAGTTGATACACCTGAAAACATTGCACTTAGTACTTCTGAATCCATTGTATCTTTTAGTGTGTATGCCGCACTTGATGCACCTACTGATGCGAAGTTGATATGAGAAAGTCTTTCCTCAATGTCATCAACAATAAACTTAAATGAGTTTGCTTTGTCAATAACAAGTGTCAACTCTTGGTCAGTTAGGAACTGTTTACTAGTAGAAGCTGCACGAGTATATGCTGCGACAGTGATTACTGGCTCTTTAATGATATTTACTGTATCACCAAAAGCAGAAATTTCACCTGCATAATCCGTGTTTGTAATAGCTTCAATTACAGACGATTTTCTAAAGAAGTTTTGAATCTTCTTCGAGAAAATTTCAGGAACGAAAAACTCATTAGTTTGTCCCGAAGTGCCCGCATTAAAGTTATTGTTAGCACCACCACTAGCGTTTTGAAATACAGCCATAGTATTTCTCCTTTTCTAGTTGAGTTGTTGTTAAAAGTGCAACTACTATCTATAAGTTATTTAATAAGTCGGATTTCCAGAACCGCCATAATTTCTTCTAGGATTATCATTTACGACACGCCCTTCAGCCATTGCTTCGGTTATAGATTTTTCGTTCTTATCAAATTCGCTTTGAGACATAGCTGCGATTTGAGAACGAGTCCAAATCTTTTTAGAACCATATCCAACGTCTTTACTGTTCTTAATCTGAATCATTTCTGATGCAGGAACTAAGTCGCCTGATACTTCATCTTTTGATTTTGACTTGCCGACATCCTGTTTGAAAAGGTCAATTGCACGAGAGGCTAACGTCGCATTTGTAGCATTGCTGTATATCCAACCTTTAATTTCTTCTGGTTGACTATCTGCCCACTGATGAAACTCATCCGATTCTCTAATTGTATTAAAGTCTGGATGAAGTCTAGCCAATGTAGCTTCAGCTTCTTTTTTAGAAATTTCAGTATTTTTATTCCGAAGAGATTTTATTTCTTCTTTTAAATCTTCCATTTCTTTAGTAGCTTGAGTATGAGCAACTGATTCAACTACATCGTAAACATCTGGATAATTCTTTTTAAACTCATTAAGTTCTTCTTTACTTTTAGGAGCTTTATACTTAGGTCGATTAGCTCTTAATTGTGCATGAAGTTCTTCTTCTTTTTGTTTAAACGAATTTACTTTATCGTCATAATGTCGTTTTAAATCGTCATACCTTTTTTTATAGTCTACCTTTTTATAAGGTTGTGCTTCTACTTTAGCTTCTTCTTTTTCTTCTTCCTCATCTTGTACTAGACTTGTGTCAACTACAGTCTTTGGAGAATCTTTTTTATAAGCTATCGTATTAGCATCAGCAAAGGGTTTTTTCGACGCTTCGTCCATAGCATCATAATCAAGATAATTCTTTTTTTGATTATATGGATTAGCTTCTTGTTGTTCTTCGCTTTCCTGAGAAGTGGCTCTTTTTTCGAAAAGAGGGGTCTCATTACTATCAGTCATTTGTTATCACCTTTCTTTGTTATTGTTGGGGTCTTACATCATTGTAAGAGTAGCCGAAAATAGAGTGCCTTGGTGACGCTCAGGGTAGCTCTATTTATAAAGCCTACTTATAAGGGTTATTTAATAAACCGCCATAAGCAGCACTCATGACATCCGATGGAGCATCTTCCATTTGTTGCTCTTCTTGGATATTCATATCTTTATCATAATCATCTTCTGCTTTTTTCATCATCTTACGAAGTTTGTCTACACCTATCTGTTTAACAGATTTAGCCGTAAATACAAACTCTCCATCCGATAACATTGCAGGGATTGAGTCTGATGTACCTGTTCCTGGTCCTTCGACTTCGCCTTCACCAGTAAATTCTTCTACACCGCCAACCATATTAGGTTGTGCAGCCATTAACATTTTTGGAATAATATCCATTAATTGTGGATAATCTTCTAAAGCTTGTTCTAATATTGTTTCATCATCCATACTTAACATAGATGTATCAACATCAACTTTCATTGCTTGTTCTATTTCATCACTTACAACATCTATGTCAGGCATTTCTTCTGCAACATCATTATCAAAATCTTCATCTCTATTTATCATATCAATAGGCATACCTGCATCTTGTGCAGCTTGTAATTCTGGAATAACAATGCCACCTTCTTCATAAGCACGATAACCTGGGTCATCTGAAACTTCTTTTTCTTCAAACACACCAGTTAAACCACCAGCAGCATACCTTGCTCTTGATGGGTCAAATAATCTTTGTGGTTGTCCAGGACTTTGTACTTCCATAGGAGTTCCTGGAGAATACAATCCCATAGTAGGAGCTTTATCTTCACCAACTACATTGTCAATAGGTTTATCTTGAGAGCCTGATTGTTGTGCTCCTGGTACTCTGTATAATGCTGCGTATCCTGGTGTTGCCATACTATGCTTTCTTATTTGTTTTAATAAATCCTTTTGATATAGGTTTACCAACATTTGTTAATTGGTCCATAGTCAAACTAAAACCACTAAAAGGTTTTTGAACAGTTGGCATTGAATAACCACCTGCAAAAAATTTTTTTCTTTTACTTTTTAGTTTTTTTACCATCTGAATATAAATTGTTAAAAGTTATAAAAGGGTCTAAGTAACTTTCATGTTGTTCTGCAGAATGTATCCATTGAGATGGTGCAAAGTCAGGTGCTCCTTCTCCTGTTCTCCATAATGCAGGACTTGTAGCTCTTACTCTATTATTAGGTAAAGCAACAAAGTTACCAGTCCATTTCCCTGCATCCATTAAATATAATACATGTGATTGTTTATGCTGTGCAGGGTCATCAGCAATATCACTATCAGTGTAGTCAACAGTAAATAAATATTTACCTTTATAAAAGTTATTATCTATTTTACATAACCACGGTGATGAACTAACTCTATCAAGAACAACTGCACTATGAGTTCTTGATTCACAGTCCCAAGGTTGACACAAATGGTCTTCCATTGGTTCTGGCCATTCATCATACGGTATGTCTGCAACTAATGCTTGTATAGGCATTCTTGCCCACATAGCACCACCGTGTATGTTTTCATCTGGTCCATCTTCAGAATCTATTTCACATCCTGTGAATACAACTTGAAAACTTAAAGACCTATCGGGTATAGTGTTTACTGCAAAAGCTAGTGCGTGTATATATTCGCCGTGATAGTTAGAATGATTAGCAGTAAACTCTTTTCGTACCCAACATTTAAAATGGGGTACGTTACTTATTAAAAAGGACACTACCTACCTTTGCTAACTTTCCCGCCCTTTGAATACATTTTTGTGCCTTTGACTTTTCCGCCTTTAGCCATCATTTTAGTTTTTTTAACTTTACCACCTTTGGCCATCATTTTGGTTTTCTTTTTAGCCATGCCACCTTTAGCCATCATTTTGGTTTTCTTTTTAGCCATGCCGCCTTTAGCGTACATTTTACTTTTTTTCCTCATGGTTACTCCTTTTTAATTATTCTTGAGGTTGTCCTGGAGGTGTAT